CACCGTACTCGAAGAGGTGGACACATGACCCAATACAAATACACCGGTTTTTATACAACGGTCTATACCGGCGTTGCAGGACCAGACGGCGGTACTCTTGAAGCAGTGCCAGGGCAGACCTATAACTTAGATACTGCTCCCGACTCTTTCTGGACAGCCGTATCTTCCTCTAAGAAGGCTCCAGAAGCCCCTGTAGCCAACGCTACAACAGAATCTGAATCAACCCCTACCCAATCAGAAAGTGAGCCTCAATAATGGCCGCCTATTTAGTTGCTAATAGTTACCTCGGAATCATGCCTGAGGCAACACGAGGAACACTCAACACAGGAGGAACACCGGTTTACATTCCGGTCACAGCTCCTCAAGTGACACCTATGCAGACATTCCTCCGTGACGAGGCTCTGCGTGGATCACCAGTTATGGTGTACGACCAGGTTCAGGGTGTACGTCACGACGAGTACGACGCTAAGTTCTACCTCTTTGCCGACACTTTCCCTAACCTAGTTAAGGCCGTTCTTGGTGGAACTGACACCGTTACAGGTGCAGGACCATACACGCACAACATCAAGCTTCTTAACAACGCTTCTATCGGTTCACAGCCACAGTCTTACTCAATCATGGACTTTGACGGTGCTAACTACTTTACCCTTCTTGGCGCACAGGCTGACCAACTTGAAATCTCGTTTGGTGCAGAAGCCGCAGCAGAAGCAACAGTTAAGTTCTTCACCAACCCATACACTTCGGGTACATCAGCAACAGCACCATTCAGCACACCAAACCCTTCAACGGTTCACATGATTCCTGCATGGGACACAACCATCACAGTTGCTGGAACGACTTACACCTACATTCAAGACGGAACGCTGACCCTTGCTCGCAAGACTGCTCCTATCTTCACGATGGGCGCACAGGCTCCATACCAGAACTTTGCTGGTCCTATTGAAGTGACTGGTAAGTTCACCGCCGTAGTTAACTCTTTGACAGACCCTTGGTCAACTGGATCAGGCGCAACGGCATTGACACGAAGCCCACAGGCACTCGTCATTACGTTTACTGACCCTAACGACTCGTCAGGTGGAACTCAATACAGCGTTTCATTCACAATGACTTCAACTCAGTTCCACAACGTAAAGCGCACACGAGGCAAGGCTTACACCGAAGTTGAGGTAGAGTTTACTGCTAACGCAGATTCTACTGATGCTACGCTACGACTGGTTACTCACCAATCCAAGCCAACATCGTTAACGCAACTTCAACCGCCTACTAAATAACCCAAAGGGGAAACAATGCCAGCAGTAAACCTTCCAAATGGACAGTCAGCCATCTTGTATGCACGAGACGAAGTTACCGAGCGCACAGCTCGCACCATTTCTCGTTCGTACATGAAGGCGGCTGGTACGGCAGCGAAATTAACTAACCTAGGATTTGACGAGGCTAAGCCTGAGTCATGGACTATCTTTGCTGAGATTTCAGACGAGGACAGAGACAACCTAGACGGTTATCAAGCTGCTCTTATTGCTGGAATGGTTAAGTCTTGGTCATTGGGCGATTTGCCTACGACTGATTCTGCACTCGATTTGCCTAAGCCTGTCTTTGAGGCATTGGCCGAGGCTTGCGCTAACGAGTTCAACAACACCCCAGACTTTTCGCCAGACACCGACCCAAAAGCCCCTACCGCCGACTAGCACGGCTGGAGGCAGCACTTAGAGGCAAAGATTCAGAAGTAGACATAGAGGTTGCCAGCCTTTATCGTGAGTACCAATTTCGTAAAACGTTTGGTGGATCACATGACGACTTCCTTAACCAGCCTCGCAACGTAACAGACTGGCTTATTGCTATTAACAACACTATGAACGAGGTTCAGCGTGGCTGAGATTGTAACTGGCATTCCTAACTTTGAGGAATCCCTTGAGGCTATGAAAATTAGTGTTGACGAAGCAGCTCGCAAGTTCGTTCTTCAAGGCGCAGAAGTAATCAAGCGTGAAGCCAAGAAGATGTTTATTACTGGCGCAGACGCAAAGATAACCGAATCATGGCGTTCAGACGCATGGCCACTACCGACTCGTCGCACCGGCAACCTGATGGCAAGCATCTATTCAGATGGTGCTAAGAAAACAGGTGAAGGAAAATGGGAATCACAGACCGGCCCTCACATTGTTTACGGACGACGCATTGAACTTGGGTTTCACGGATCAGGTCGTTGGCCTTATTACACGACTCGCCCATTCCCTTACATGCAACCTGGTATTGACAACTCAATTCCACAGCTTGACATTCTTTTTAACTCACTCGTAACCGCTGCTCAGGAGGCGTAAAATGTCAGGACTTCTTCCACCAGTAGTCGCTACACTTATCGCCGACACCAAAGAATACATGGCGAAAATGACCGAGGCTCAAGCCAAGATGGGTGAGTTTGGCGCTGCTTCTAAGTCATCTGCTGGNNTATTTGGATTATCTGCCAAGACTATTGCCTTNGGTGCTGCTGGTGTTGCTGCAGCTGTTGGTACTTATGCNGTTGACGCTGCTCTGAAGTTTAACGAGCAAATGGACAAAGTTAAACTGCAAGCCGGTTTGACTAAAGAACAGACCGACCAACTTGGTCAATCTATTCTTAACATTTCATCTTCTCTTGGTGTTACTACTTCAGACCTTGCAACAGGCGCTGTAACAATCGAACAAGCCGGCATCAAAGGTGCTGCTGCTACAACTCTTCTTAACAACGCAGCTAAAGCATCTATTATTACTAACGCTTCTGTTGCCGACACGACAAAGGCCATTGTTGCAGCTCAGACCTTGCAAGTTACAAAGGGTATGGATGTAGCCAAGTTGACCGGTATTTTGGTTAAGGGTTCACAAGACTTTGTTGGTGGACTTGCATCAGAAGAACAAATGCTTCAGGGTCGAGTTGGTGTAGCACTAGCCAAGTATGGCTTATCACTTCAGACAATTATTCCTTTAGGCGCAGAGTTTGCCAAGGTCGGACTGCCAACACGCTCTATTGCCTCATTCGCCAACGCTCTTGGAAACCTGCAAAAGCCGCTAACAGACTCAAAGGGCAAGTTAACTTCCTACGCACAGGGTCTTGAACGAGTTGGTCTAAGCCAAGCAAACCTTGCTAAAGACCTTCGAGTTGGAAACATTACTGGCATTCTTGACCAGATTAAGCAAGCAGCACAAGAATCAGGCCAACCATTAAGCGCAATTACTCAGGCCGTATTTGGATCAACCGGAGCCGGCACTGCATCGGTTTTAATTAAGAACCTTAACGACTTAGCCGCTGCACAAAAGAACTTGACCGGAGCTGGTGGTAAATCACTGGCGCAACAGACACAGCAAGCCTTAATGACACCGGCTCAACAGATTAAAGTATTCCAGCAGTCACTTAACAAAGCAATGGTCAACTTGGGAACAGTTGCACTGCCCTGGGTTATCACAGGTGTTAAGTTTGCTACTGGCGTTCTTGAAACTCTTACTGGTCTAATTACTGGAAACTACAAAGGCAGAACAGCGGCAACCGGTGGTAAGGGTCAAGCTGTAAAAGATGTCCTGGGTAGTATTTGGAACGCCTTTGACCAAGAAGCAACTTCATTGGTGAAAACAGTTGTTGGTGGTTTAACATTTAACGACGTTGCAGCATCCAACGCATTTTGGAAAACCACTACAATGCCATTTGCCTATCATCCTTCTACGGCTGTTAAACCACAAGGCAAGACCACAGTCAACTTAACATTGCACAGCCGTCAATCGGGAAGCAATCGATAATGGCTGAGTTCAATTCAGTTGAAAATCAAGACTGGAACATAGTTCTCGACCTTAGCATTGTTTCAGAGGACTTAGCAAACAACCCAGCCTTCATTGCAGCCATAACCAAGCAAGTCCGTGACCAGATGACCAAAGACGTGCGCTGGATGGGCAACCTATTCGCTAAGTGGGCGCAGACTCAACCACCGGCTCCAACGACTAGGAAACGTGCGCAATGACACTTGCCTCACTACCTACGCTGTCGGTGCAGATTGCCTTCACCCCGACCAACATTCAAAGCCTCACGCAAACTTGGACTGACGTTACGCCCTACGTTCGTGACTTCACTACCAAGTTAGGTCGTCAGCACTTTCTTGACCGTGTAGAAGCTGGAACGCTNAACATGACNGTCAACGAGCGCACAGGNTTCTTTNTCAACGGATCAGTCAACGGTACTGGTTATGTGATTCAACCTCGCCTACCTATCAAGGTTACGGCAACGTGGAGTGGCACAACCTACCCAGTGTTCTACGGCCTCATTGACAGCATTGACGAAAAGATTACCGACCAACTCAACGTAGACCTGACCATTAACGCTACCGACCTAGTTAAGTTCTTGTCGCTTCGCTACATGGCTTCGACTAATTTCTGGTCACAATACGTTAACGGCACAAGCGCAACTGACTGGTATCGCTTCACAGCCCCAGCCCAAGTTGTTTGCACCAGCGCAGTAAACGCAAGTGGAACAGTTACCTATCAGGGCATTAACAACTTCTCTGCAGGGCAACAGGTATTCGTTACTGGATTTAGTGGCACAGGAACTTGCAACACATCTACTGGCCCAGGCACTGTTGTCTCAGCCACTTCTTCTCAATTTGTTCTTAGCGGTATTGGTGGAACGTCTGGTGCTTCTGCTGGAACTGGCTCTGCTTACCTTGCAACTCTTTCTAACGGTGTTAACCCATCCAATACCGGATACGCCGGATACGGCACTATTTCTTTCCCACCTAATGGCGCAATGGTTTACAGCAACGATGGATGCCTTGACCTAGGAAACGGATCAGGCGCAGCTTCAGGCGTTGCCGTTTTACCTGGTTACGCATCAAATCAGGGTGGTATTGACTTCTGGGTTCTTGGACAGGGCATTGGTGGCACACTTCTGTTTAGTGTTCTTAACGCTGGTCAACTTGACGTTAAAGTTTCTGCTTCGGGCTACTTGCAAGTTCTTTCAGGTGCTTCGGTTCTAGCCACAATGTCGGCAGCACCGATTAACGATGGCTACTGGCATCACATTGGTCTTGTAAANAACTCATCAAACCAACTATGCCTTTACNCAGACGGCGCATACAGCAGTCCTATTAGCGGTGGCGCATACAACGGGTTTAACACCTATCTTGGTTCTATTGCTGAGCCTCTGGTCATTGGTGGTTCAAACGCATGGCTTAGCGGAAGCGCAGGAGCTACGCCAACCGCACCTTGCCTTATTGACGAACTGGTAGTCAGCAGTATTTCCTCAACGCTATTTAGCGAAGTTACAAACCGCTACGTTGCAGGGACTTTGCTTTCCAAGGGATTCCCAGTAACAGCCAACGGCGTTCTATCAGGCGACAGGATTGCCGAGGTTCTCTGCATTGCAGGTTTCGGAACTGTCACCGGTGGTCAGGTAGTGCTTAACTCCAACACCTACTTCATCAACGACAGCGCAACTGCGTGGGTCAATGGTGCTTCGGGTAACGGCTTTATCGCCGTAGAGCCTTGGTACTGGGATTCACCAGTCACCGGATCAACAGCNCTCGACCTCATCTTGCAGATTTGCGACACCGACATTGGCTCGTTCTACCAAGAGCCAAACGGCACNTTCTCTTTTTACAACCAGTTGTATTACGGAACTTGGTCATGGAACTCATCTACCTCAACNGGTAGTTGGAGTCCTAACAGCTACACGCCAACTGGCGACCACGTATGGACTGACGACACATCCTCGACGTACCACTACTACGGNCCAAGCCTTCAGGTAGTTCGTGACGACGTTGACGTATGGACAACCGTTAAGGTATCGCCACAGTCCGGAACAGAACAGATTTACGAGAACACTGCTAACGAGTCACGCTGGGGTTACTCAACGCTTACTAAGTCAAGCACAGTCCACACGACCCTTAGCCTTGCGCTCTCTACGGCTAACTTCCTTGGCAACTTGTTTAAGACACCACTACCTCGTGTCGG